AACAGGTGGATACAGTGTTCTAGGCGAAGTTGATCACCCAGATGATTTAAAAATCAACCTTGACCGTGTATCACATATGATTGAAAATATGTGGATGGATGGTCCAAATGGATGCGGTAAACTAAAGATTCTACCTACACCAATGGGTCAGCTAGTTAAAACTATGCTTGAGTCGGGTGTGAAGTTAGGAGTTTCGAGTCGAGGTAGCGGTAACGTTAACGAAGGCTCAGGACAAGTCAGTGATTTTGAAATTATCACTGTCGACATTGTGTCACAACCAAGTGCTCCAAATGCTTATCCTACAGCAATTTATGAAGGTCTCATTAATATGAGAGGCGGTCATAATGTTTTAGAGATGGCACGTGAAGCAAGTGGCGACGCTAAAGTACAACGATATTTGAAGAGTGAAGTATTAAGACTCATCAAAGATCTTAAGGCTTAAATAGGAGATTTAGCATGCTAGATGTACTAAAACCATTATTAGATAGCGATCTCGTTAATGAAGAAACTCGTGCTGAAATAACTGAAGCATGGGATTCTAAATTAGAAGAGGCTCGTGAGAGTGTGCGTACTGAACTTCGTGAGGAGTTTGCACAAAAGTACGAACATGATAAAAAATCAATGGTTGAAGCAATCGATCGCATGGTAACCGAAAGTCTAGAAACTGAAATGGCTGAAATGAAAGATGAAAAAGCCAAATTAGCAGAAGATCGTGTTAACCAAGTTAACAAAATGAAAGAATCAGCAGAAAAATTTAATAACTTTATGGTTACTAAGTTAGCTGAAGAAATCAAAGATCTTCGTTCAGACAGAAAAGTACAGACTGAAACAGTTGCAAAACTAGAACAGTTTGTGGTTAAAGCATTAGCAGAAGAAATTAAAGAATTTGCACAAGACAAACAGGACGTTGTAGAGACTAAAGTTAAACTTGTAGCAGAGGCTCGTGAGAAACTAGAACAACTTAAAACTAAGTTTGTTACAGAATCAAGTGAGAAAATGACTAATGCCGTTGCCAAGCATTTGAAAGCAGAACTTTCGCAGTTGCAAGAAGATATCAAAGTTGCTCGTGAGAACACCTTTGGTAGAAAAATCTTTGAAGCATACGCTAGTGAATTTGGTGCAACTCATTTAAATGAGAACGCAGAGATTCGTAAACTAGCTGACGCAATTAAAGATAAAGATCAGCAAATTGCAGAAGCAACCGATAAACTCAATGAAACTACACAGTTGGTTGAGTCAAAAGAACAAGAGATTGTTGTAATTAAAGAGTCTAATGAGCGTCAAGCAAAATTAGATGAACTACTTTCTAATCTTAATGATGAGAAAGCAGAAGTTATGACTAATTTATTAGAAGGCGTAAATGCTAAGAAATTAGAAAACGCTTTTAACAAATATCTCCCAGCGGTTCTTAACGAGAATGTAGTGAAGTCTAAAAAAACAACACTTACAGAATCTGTTAAGGAAGTAACTGGAGATAAAGACAAGCAAGTTGAAGCAACACAAGATGAGAATGGAAACATTATCAACTTACGTAAACTTGCTGGTATTTAAGTAAGACATTAGGAGAATTAATCATGTCACAAGAACTACTTGAAAGCCGTTGGGGTGAGACCAAAGACGCATTATTAGAAGGTCTACAAGGTAACAAAAGATCCTCAATGGGTGTTATTTTAGAAAACACAAAGAACTACTTAGCTGAAGCGGCTGGTACAGGCGCAACTGCGGCTGGTAACGTAGCTACTCTAAACAGAGTTATCCTTCCTGTAATTAGAAGGGTTATGCCTACAGTTATTGCTAACGAAATCGTTGGTGTACAACCAATGACAGGCCCAGTAGGTCAAATTCATACATTAAGAGTACGTTACGCTGAAACATTAAACGCAACAGGTACTGCAAATGATACAACAGCAGGTGATGAAGCACTATCACCATTCCAGATCTCAACAGCATATGCTGGTGACGGTACTGCTGGAGACGCTGATGCAACAGCAGGTAAAGAAGGTACAGGTGGTCGTAAGATTTCAGTACAAATTCTTAAACAAGCTGTTGAAGCAAAAACACGTAAATTACAAGCACGTTGGACATTTGAAGCGGCTCAAGACGCTCAATCACAACACGGTATCGACGTTGAAGCTGAAGTAATGGCGGCATTAGCACAAGAAATTACTGCTGAGATCGACCAAGAAGTTCTAGCATCACTACGTTCACTAGCGGCAACAGAATTTACATACAACCAAGCAACTGTATCTGGTACAGCTACTTTCGTTGGTGACGAGCATGCGGCACTTGCTGTTCTAATCAACAGAACAGCTAACTTAGTTGCACAACGTACACGTAGAGGCGCAGGTAACTGGGCTGTTGTATCGCCAGCGGCGTTAACAGTACTACAATCTGCTACAACTTCAGCGTTTGCACGTTCAACTGAAGGTACATTTGAAGCTCCAACAAACACTAAGTTTGTAGGTACTTTAAACTCAGCTATGAAAGTTTATGTTGATTCATATGCGGCTGATACAACACCAGTACTAGTTGGTTATAAAGGTTCATCAGAAGCTGATGCGGCGGCATTTTACTGCCCATATATCCCACTAATGTCTTCAGGCGTTGTGTTGGATCCAGGTTCATTCGAACCAGTAGTATCATTCATGACACGTTATGGTTATGTTGAGTTAACAAACAGTGCTTCATCGTTTGGTAACGCGGCTGACTACGTGGGTGAAATTGCAGTTTCTAACTTATCATTCTCGTAAGAGCAGTAAGTTATTAACAGTAGTTACTACTACAGTTAGATTTAAAAAGCACTCTTCGGAGTGCTTTTTTTTGACTTGCAGTTCTAGATAATAAGTAACTGTATGCGACAATTAGATTTTAAACTATTCTCATCACAGTTCAACACAGCGTGGAAACAAGAACTATTTTTTAGTAAGTATCCGCCTAATGAAACGTATGATTGGGTAGACACAGACACACCAGAAAATGCTAGTAATCAAGATGAGATAACTTATCAATTTAACGAACACGGATTTAGATCAGATAGTTTTAATCAACGCACAGACTTTACCATATTAACATCAGGATGTAGTCTAACAGTAGGTATAGGTGTTAAGTATGAGAACACATGGACCCAACAGCTTAAGACACATTTTAACCAACCTACAACAGTTTGGAACCTAGCACAGAGTAGTACGAGCCCAGACTATGTTGTGCGTTCAATATACAAGACTATAGACATATTAAAACCAAACTTGGTAGCAGTGTGTTGGCCAGCAGAGTCTAGAATTGAGTTACCCCAAGATAAACATTTACTAACAGACTATCAACTAGATACTGCAGAATATCCTAAACTATTAGAAAATCCAAATTGGGCATATCACAATTTCCAAAAGAATATAATATTACTAAAACAAATTTGTCTAGTTAGAAATATTCCTCTAGTACATGGCCCTGGAGAATATACAGACTTCGGTATTGATCCTGATACTACAGCAAGAGATGGAAGTCACCCTGGTAATCCATGGCATCGAGAGTTTGCTGAGCTTGTTTTTCGACACTATTCAGATAAATACTAGTGCTAATTACACGGGGTAGTTAGTTTATGCTGTTTAACCATACCAGCGTAGTGGCTAGAACCCACAATGGACTTCTATAAGGAGAAATATAAAATGGGTAGACCAATAGACAAATACTTTTTAGGCGCAACAGGCGGAGCACCAGCAACAATTCCAGTAAGAGCGGACATTGGTGGTACAGACTTTGAAGGATATATTATATCACAAAAAGGTCGCGATACATTCAAAGTATCAAACGATGGTGATACAGTACAAGGTGAATGCACTTTAGTTAACAAACTTACAGGACATGACGACGGTGAAATGTCTATAGTAGGTATTGCTGACGGTGGTGATGCAGTTGCTATTCAAAAAATTACAGCTCATAGAGCAGTTGGATACAATGGCACAGTTTACACTTGGGCAGTTGCAGATGACTCATCTGAATCATTACTAAGACTTACAGCTATATAATTTTTAAAATTATACGGTCAAAAATCCCTTGTGTTAAATACAGTACAAGGGATTTTTTATGACTATAGGTATTGCATTAGGTAACGGCAAAAGTAGAAAAGGAATAGATGTACAGCATCTTAGATCCTATGGGCTAGTTGCCGGCTGTAATAGAATATATCAAGAAGAAGAAGTTGACATACTAGTATCAACAGATAGACAAATGGCCGCTGAAATAGAAGACAGTGGTTATGCAAAAAGACACGAATTTTGGACTAGACGCCCAAGACCAGACACAGGGTCAAGAAAGTTAGAAAGACCAACATATGGTTATTCATCAGGCCCTGCGGCTATTGCTCAGTTATGTGAAAAAGGTTGTAAAGAAATATACTTTATTGGATTCGATCTAGGATCAACTGACCAGTATGTTAATAATATATATGCAGGCACAACATGGTATAAAACTCCGGATATGAAACCTACTTACTACGGTAATTGGGTTAATCAATTAAAACAAGTATCTGAAAGATGGAGTAATAATATATTTTATAGAGTACTTGGAGAATATAGTACTGCATATGATTTTGAAAGACCAAACATTTTAGACATTAATATAACTAACTTTAAAAGAAAGATAAATAGTTTATAACTAGGAACTAGATAAAACTATGAGTACAACTAAAAAAATTAACGGTGATTATAAAGTTATAGCAGACAATGTTACTATAACTGGAAACCTCACAGTATCAGGAACACAAACAACTGTTAACTCTGTAGACACTGCAATCAATGATAGAGTTATCGTACTTAATGACGGTGAGTCAAGTGCAGGAGTCTCAGGCGGAACTTCTGGGATTGAAGTTGATAGAGGCACATCAACAAATGCTCGATTTGTATATGACGAAGTAACAGATGCTTGGCAACTAGATGACGGGTCTGGATCGTTAGTTCCAGTAGTACAATCGGTTACAGGACTTACTGAAGTTGTAGATGATACTAGTCCACAGCTAGGCGGAGACTTAGATGTTAATGGAAACAATATTGGCCAAGCAAGTGCAGACGTAACAATACTAGCAGAAGAAGTCAATTTAGATGCAGACGCAGTTAGAATTTTAAACAACCCAGGTACTCCTAGTTCTGAAGCAGGATATAACAAATTATATGCCGCAACACCAGCAAGTGGCGGAACAGGATTATTTGTTACTAATAGCACTGCAACCGAAGAATTAGTAAGCAAATCAAAAGCCATAGTATTTGGCATAATATTTTAGGAAATAATAAATGGCACTTACAACCAATTTAATAGCAGATTCAGCAACCACAGTATACACATCAAGTGGAACAACAGCGTTGACTTATCTGTCTATTACAAACTATACAGCATCTGCAGTGGATGTAGATTTACATATTGTACCTAGTGGTGATTCAGCAGGAGATGCAAATCTTGTTGCAAAAGAATTAACAATTGATGCAAAAGATACATTTTACTTTTATGGTGGCGGAGAAAAGTTGTTATTAGATGCTTCGGACTTTATTAGTGCGACAGCAAATACAGCTACGTCATTAAACTGTGTAGTTTCATATACAACAATTTAATACATAATGGGAAGATTTTTAAAAATTACAAAACCCTTAGGAGGCACATTAGCCCAGGCTGTAGAAATACCATCTGGTGCAAGTGCGTCAAGACCAGTAACACCTAAGTCAGGTTCAATTCGATTTAATACAGAACTAGCCCAGATTGAATTGTTTAACGGAACTGAGTTTGTAACACAAGCAAAAGTAGGTGAAGTAGATCTAACCATTGACAAATTTACAGGTGACGGAACAACAACAACTTTTACAATGGCTCAAGAGCCAAGCCATGCAAGACAGATTATGGTATTCATTGGATCTGTTTTTCAAGACTACACAACAGCATACACAATACTAGAAGATGACATTACATTTACATCAGCACCTCCTACAGGTGAAACAATTAATGTTATACACGGTCTTGGTAGTACAGACACTGCTTAATCAATTCAGATAAATAAACACATAAACAACATTTCGTTGTGGACAAACCGAGGTAAACCTGCGATTGTACAAGGTTATCCGTGAAACACGGAGGATAAGGAGACAGTATGGCTATAGGCCGCATATCTGGACGCATGCTCAAGGACGACCTTGCTCGTGACACCAGTCTAACATTTGACACAGATACACTAGCTATCGACTACACCAATGATCGAGTTGGAGTAGGCACGGCTACACCTAGTACTCCGTTAGAAGTAGTTGGCGATTCAAAGCTGGCTAACATTTCAATATCAGACAACACAATTTCATCAACAGTAACAAATGCAAATATTGTATTATCGCCTGACGGTACAGGTAATATTAGTGTTGATACAAATTTTATTAATAACTGTGTTGACCCAATTCAAGATCAAGATGTAGCTACAAAGATATATGTTGACAATGCTGTAGGCGGAGCGGCTCAGATTGGTAACGCAATAAACTTAGGTACAGCCGCAGATGGCTCACTAACAACAGACGGTGCATATATTAATTGGACAACATCAACCAAAGTTACTGATGCTATAGATGATTTAAATGAAGTAGTTGAAAATGTAAGAAATGATACATTTGTCAAAGACGTAGATTTTACAGCTGATACAACCAGTGGCGGCGCCGGGACAACAGTAACACTAACTATCACAGCAACAGGAAACGCCAACAGATATACCATTGTTTGGGGCGATGGAGACACTACTACAGCTACTACAGATTCAACACCAACACATACATACGCAACAAACACAGGATCACCTTTTGATGTTACAGTAACAGCATTTAACAATTCAGGTTCGGGTACAGGCTCAACAGCAAGTAAAACTAGAGAAGATTATATCACAATTTACACAGCAGACCCTGTAGTAAGTTTTGCTATATATTCTGCTTCAAGTGGCGGATCACCAATAAACTACTGGGACGATGGTGCTACAGTTTATCTAGACAATAATACAACAAACATCGGTGGAGCAACTGTACAATATACAATTGATTGGGGCGATGGCTCTAGTGATGATGTTATAACTGATGATACAGCAGACGGTGGATCACAAGGTGGCAGACTAGCACATACATTTACAGCATCAACAGAACAAGAACAACAAAGAACAGTTACAGTTACACTAGACAGTCACTCAACAGCATTGCCAAGTGCAGTTCCAACTAACAGTACAGACGCAGTAGAAATATATGATACACATACACCAACTGTGTCGTTAGATGATAACTCAGGGGTTAACGAAGAAGGAACTTCAGGACACGTTGTTACGTTTACAAATAATACAGAAAGTACAATTGGTAGTTATTCAACATACGGAATACAATATCAATATCAATGGGGAGATGGAACATCTTCAACAACAGTAAACACAGGTAGTGGAAGTAGTGGAGATACTGGCGGAACAATTAATCATACATTTGGATTAAGTTCAAGTGACCAAGCAAATGGAACAGCAAGAGATTATACAGGTAATATCAGAGTTATCTCAAATCACACAAGTTCACCTTTTGTAAGTTCAGACTTTACAGTTCATGTTGAACCAGATGTTAGAGCAAACATATCAGGAACAGCAGTTACAACATCAGACAGAAGCGGTGACAACATTTATGATTTATATGACGGAGTAGATTACAACAGTGTTAACCGTGCTATAGCAAGAGTAACAAATACTTCACAGAATGCAGATAGCTATACATATGATTGGGCAGATACTAGTTCAAACGATTCAGTTACTGAAGATGGAAGTTCAGCAGGATCAATAGGTGCTACTCTAGATCATGACTTTAGTGGAGAATCAATAGGTAATTATAACCTAACATTTACGGCCGCAGGTACACCAGACATTACAGCACAAACAGATGTTGACACAGGAATAACATTCCAACTAAACGCAGTACCAAGTGCTCCTACTAGCTTATCAGGATTTAGTTTAAGTCTAGCAGATAGTTATCAAGGTACCAGTCCTCGACTGACAGCAGGCTTTACAGATAATTCAGATGCTAACGAATTATCAGCAGGTGACAGTTTAACGTCATCTACAGTAAGAAGATATACATCAGGTACTATTGACACTAATGTAGTTAATAATGCGTACAACGGGCTTACAGGCACGTTAACAGCAAAAGTAAATGGTATTGATAAAGGTAATAAAACATTTACAACCGCAACAGGTGAGAACGGAACATTTACAAGTCTGGTAGTATCAGGACAGCTTGATGCTAATGACAGTATATCAAGTTCAACT